GAGATGACATTGTAATAAAAGACAATGCCGTCGTCCTTAAGTATATATGGGTGATGACACAGTTAGGGGTCGAAATCTCCGAATCGAAAACTCATGTATCGAAAGATACTTATGAGTTCGCGAAACGGTGAATTCGAGGAAGAGATGAACTTACAGGCTTACCACTGAGTGGTATCTCTGATAACATAGGTTCAATCAGTATTATTATCAAAATACTTTTTGACTATGTTAACAGAGGTAACCTCTATTTATTTAGAGGAACATTCAGTGATCTTGTAATAAGGATTTTAACCGGTCACCAGGTAGTTAGTGGCCCCAATGCTATGACAACCCGAAAGGGTAATAAACGTCATAGTGGGTTACCCAAAACCTACCTACTGAAGGTTATACCTGAATTTGTTTCTACACTTCGATATGTATCTCAGAAGCTTACTAGTCAAGAGATTAGATGTCTCTTGATAAGGTTTGCTAATGAGGAGCACCTATCGATCCCGTGCGAGACTCTAGTCCCTAAATTACTTAGGGCAGTCTTCACAGAAGAGGTAGTAAAACTATCAGTAATAACTGTGAATAAATATCTAGATTTTAAAGAAAATCTAGAGAAATATTTGCTAGGAATAATCAATGAACTTGAGTATCCATATAACGGTTATCTTGTTGAGAAATTTTGATTTCTCTTCAAGCCTGGCGGGTGATTAAACCCTGTCAGATCCGATAATGGAGAACTCGAGGTTTCTCGATTATTCCTTGCCTGGGCTAACGGACTCGAATCTCAATGACGCCTTTTATGGCGTCGTGAAGATTTGAGACATCATCAATATCATTTCTCATGATATGGCATAATTAACCATGTCTTGAGGGTTAGAGAGAAAACTAAACAATTCATATTGAGAAACTCCTCGGAGGATCTCATATCAATTGTGAAGAATCTCTCTTTCCTTGATTTTGATGAGCTTAGCAACACCGAAAGAGATGTTGTTAAGGTAGTCCAGTCAGTTAAAACATTGCTGTTCTCATCTCTAAAATCTTTGGAATTGAGAAGAAGGTGTGTGGCGGTCAACAATAATATGGAATACATATTATCTGACTCGCTACATACTTTCGTCAATTACAAGTCTAGAGGTTTTGGCACGGATCAATGAACCGAACCAGAAGTAAGATTAGCTCGTTGAGCTCCTCTTGCTCGCCTGGATCGGGAATTTGGTCCTGTGGTTACTGATATTGATAACATCAGTAGAGAAGTCTTCCGACTTCCCGAGCCACTGCCAAACTGAGACTGATAGCCGGGAGAGCTGCCGAAGCAGATACCCGTTATTTGGTAAGTTAGAGCCCCTTATGGGTGATCTTAGGGAGCCTCCCTAAGGTTCTTATTCGATGCGGCCGAGCTGAACTCGGTTTACCGCGTCAACAGCTGAGGGTGAACCCCAAGCCGTGTCGGATAAGTTCCTTAGGGAGGAGCTCCTCCCTAAGTGATCCCATAAGGGATTACTCTCAATAG